TAAATCGGCCTATTCTTTCATATCGAGCTCCTGCATCATCATAATAGAACATTACCATTATATCTGTAAAGTTGTTTACTACTGATTTTCCTACATCTTTATCTATATTTCTAAGTCCTACTATATTTAATTTGTTTTTTCCAAAAACAGTATTTGCATAAAAAGGATATCCTTTTCTCTGCATTGCTCTAATTACTTTATCTACAGTAAGACCTGCTGGTAAGTCTTTAGCTGGTGGGCCTGGTGGGGCAGGTGCAGGGTTAAGTTTAGTAACAGTAGTAGAAGATGATGGTTGGTTTGGTGTATTACTGCTTGGATTTTGAATAATTTTTTTAACTCTTGCTACTTCTCTTGATTTTGTAGCAACAGCAGCTGCTATAGTTGTTGGGTTTTGTTGAGATTTGCTTTTTCCTGCTGTTCCTTCTAAAATAATAAATTGAGCTCCTAAAGTTGTTTTCCAATCATTATCACTACCAATAGAATGAGCTACACTTGTTACTAAATAACCAATTAAAGCACCAACACCTCCTGTTCCTTTATACCCACGTGGTAAAATATCAGCAGGTATTTTAAATATAGAACCTATTATTATGCCTCCTATACCATCCATTTCAATGGATAATTTAGTTGGAATAATAGCAGTATTATTATTTTTATCAGCAGTTAACGTCCTTGTATATACAATAATATCTTTTAGTGCATTAGTATACTGTGATGCTTTTGATTTATCAAATGTTGCTCCTCCTCCAAAAAATCTAGTAACCGCATTTCCATCATCTAAACTAGTAAAATATTCTGCTATTGTAGTTAAATTTGTTTTTAGATTTTCTAATTGACTACCATCATTTGGAGTTGGGACAGCTGGTGGTAGTTCTTTTCTCTTAACAATTCTATCTTCTAGATTTTGATTAAAATCAATTAATGTGTTATCTCCCGTTCCTAATGCTCCTCCTTTAGCTTGAGCTCCAATAGCTACTACTGCTGATTGTTCTGGGAATATTTGTGATTCTAGTTTATATGAACGAACTGTAGATCTGGTGTTATGCATTTCTAATAGGAAAGCATTAGCATAAGCATTAGCTTTTGTTTCTGTGTCTACATAATTTACATCTATAATTCTAGCTATAGAATCTGTTGGATCAACGTGAATATCAAAATTTGCTAAATTTCCTATAGAGGCATTAATTCCTGACATCATACTCTTAAGGAAATCAAGAGCATTTATTTCTTTTTTTTCAGTTTTATCTTGTGATGCCATCCCATCATCTATAATTAGTGTATATAGATAAGCTAAATTAACATATATATTTCCTATTGTTCCAAAATACCCTCCATTTATTTCTTTAGGAAATATGTCTCCTGCTGGCATTCCTGATATTACTTCATTAGCTGTATTTCCTGCTTCCGATGCCCCTTCTCCTGCATCTCCTCCTGCTGCTGTTGCTGTTGCTGTGATTGATGAAGCAAATGTAGTATTATTTATTAAGCAAACTGTAGGATCCATCGATATTTGATAAGGATGACCTAGGCATAAAAGATCTTTGCCTGGGGTTTGATGTTGGAATCCTTCTGTCAATGATACTTCTACTATAGGAGAAGTTCCATCGCTTAATAAAATATATTTATTAAATGCTGAAATAAAATCTTTTAATTTTATATACACATTTATAGGTTCAGAAACAAAAGTTTCAGGTTTAGCTTCTCCTTCCCCTTCAGCTGACGTGGCTGTATTTCCTTCTGATTTAAATTCATAACAATAAAAATTATATCCTAAATCACTTTTAGCAGTTTTACTAGATATAGAATTTACATCTTTCATTATAACGTACATCTCATATACCATCCCTGCTAAAAGACTTCTTTGATATGCTTTATTAAGAGGTCCGTCTTTTTTAAAATTTTCAGCATCTGCTTTACCAAAAAGACCTTTTTCTGCTAAATTAGTATTAGTAGGAACATGGTTTACTTTTAAAGATTCTAGGATTTCTCCCATTGTAATCAGTGTAGTAGAGCAATCATATCCTCCATCGGGACGTGCGGCCCAACTATAATTTTTTACAAAACCATACAGTGCACAATAATTACCTCCTGAATTTAGAGAAGCATTATATAAATCTTTCCATATTGCTTCTTTAGTTGCTCCTCCTGCTAGTACTGTTCTATTAAAGGGTGCTGATGTTTTTAGGCTTCCTCCAGCTAAATATGGTAGCCATCCCCACTCTAGTAATACACTATAGTTTGGGCGCATGTATAATAATTCTAATTCTTCTAATTGTTTAATATCCCAACAAACAAAATTAACAGTAGCTTCCATTAAGGAACCATATGCTGATTTTGTTTTTACATCTATACCTGTAATACCAGGCATTGGGCGTATACCTAGTCTATGTTCTTCTCGTCCTGTTGTTGTGCTGTAAGCATTAAAAGTAGCCTCTCCTACTCCTGTTCTAGGTTTTCCAAAAAATAAAGTTCCTCCTTTTAATACATAATCTTTAGCTAAATTTGGACTTCCATTCACATTGACTCCAGAAGTCATTTTAACCCAAGCATTACGAGTGTTAAAATATCTTATAGCATTAGCATCTCGTTTTTGTATAGCGGCTTGGCGAGCTTCTAGTTGAGCTCGAATTTGTGGCTTAAATGATTCTTTAAATATAGACATAACACTATTTAGCTCGGTTTATTAATTCAATTTGATTTAAAATATTACTTACATCAGCTGGTATTCTTAATTGAGTTCCTGGTACAGGAAATAAAGATCCTTTAGTTATATTATTATTAGCAGATGCTATTATCCACCATAATTCTGTGTTTTTATAGTAAGTATATGCTAATGAATCTAATCTATCTCCTACTGTTGTTATAAGATATGTATCCTCTTCGGATAGAGGAATAATAGGGTAAAATTTTCCTTTATAGTAAGGAGCTCCACTTGATGTTTTTAATATATCAGTATCATTATATCTTGTTGAGCTCATATTAAACGTTTATAAAATTATATCCATATTGTTGTAAACCATCGTGAATTAATGTAAATCCAAAACTTACTTTAATATAAAAAGCTAATTTATCATCTAAATCCCACGATGATCCCTCTATAGGATTAAAACTTAAATTAGTTATAATACCTGGTTGGTTAGCAACATAGTTTCCTACTGTTAATCTAGTTATAACACCACCTAGTAATCCACTACTATTATATTGTCCTGCTAATACAGAAGCTAATGTGTTAAGTTTTTGATGGTTAGAAGTTAATTCACTTTTACTAAAGCAAGGAATATTAAATCCTAAACTTACACTACGTTTGAATTCATTAAATATATAAAATTTTTCTGCTCTTCCCACATATTTTGTATCACTCCAAGTACTATCAAAAGTATCTGTATAATCAGTAATATATGCTAAAAATTTAATTTCGGCTCCAGTTCCGGTAAATGCTCCTATAGGTCTAAATACTAAAGCTAAACTATCACTGGCTACATTAGTATCATTAGATCTATTAAATACTAATTTAGCACCTGTGTTATATTGATATTTAGAATTTCCTCTATCTATTATTACAGGTTGTGTAGTAAATTTTCCTCCTGGTGTTGTTTGAGATATACTGGTTACTTTGCTATTTTGAGATGTTATAGTACTGTATGTCTTTAAATTAGGATTTACAAAATTATATGCTGTTTGAGGTAAATCTAATTGTTTTAATCCATTATTATCAACAGATGGATAATTAGAAGGACCATCTTTAACTAAATCATTACTATTTTCTATTGCAGGTAGTCCTGATTTTCTATCATGAGATCCTGTATCACTATTACTTGCTATGAAGTTATAAAGTGATGGGTTAATATCTAAGTTATTTACTTCTGTTTTAAGATCAAATTCTTGAGAAGCAAAAATAGAGCCTGTGAGTTTAGAAATTCCAAAATCAGCATTATCCCTTACTTTTACAGTGTCAACTGTTTCTCTTGATAATCCAGCGTATAATTGAACTTTATCTACATTTTCTCCTACAAAGAAAAAGGTTGGGGTATTTTCGTTAATTACACCACCTAGTAAATCAAAACTTTTACCTCCATTAAAAATAGAACCTGATAGATTTGATATTCCAAAATCGGCAGTTTGAGTTATCTTTATAGTATCTTTAGTTACTCTAGAATTACCAGCATAATCAATACTGTTTTGTAATGATTGAGAAGTTGGGTTATTACCATATACAGATTGATCAACAGCTTTTGCTAATTCATTTGGATCAGTAACATTATCATAAAATACATCTGATAATCCTTTATTTAGATATTCAACTCCTCCTATATGGCGAGTTTTATTCCATTGACTAAATCTATTTCTTTGTCCTAAATCACTAGATACACCACCATTATATGTATCTGGGTTTATATATGTAAATGCTTGGCGTTGTCCATCAACTAAAGGAAATCCAGCACTATCATTTGAATAATCTACTATTATACCTTTATATCCGGGAGTTTGTGCTCTGAGGATTAAGGTGTTGCCTATTCCATAGGCGGAACCAGGACCTCCTACATATTTGTTTATTACTGTTTCTGATGGGTTACCTACTACTCTATTTAATAATTTTAATAATCTATTATCTTTACTATCATTTTGAAGATTATTAGCTGTAGCTACAGATTCATAGTAGCTATCAGGATCACTAATAGGTAATAACCCTTGTCTTACAATATGTTCTCCAAACGCTGTTAAAGGTACTTGAGCTAATGTATTAATACCTAAGTTATATGTACGAGAGGGACCTATATATCTTTCAGTAGTATCACCTTTTCTTTCTAATTGAGGATTAGATAACTGTAGGCCCACTTGTTTAACTAGAAACAAAGGACCTTTCGGTGTGTCAGTAAAAAATTTAGCAATACGACGAGTATCAACAGCAGAAGCATTTGTTGCTGCTACCATTCCTCCACGAACAAGCCCATCGTCATATAAAGTTAAGTTGGTGCCACTGAAAGTAGCATCAACTGTTCTTATATCGGTTTGGATATAGGGTTGACCACTACTCCCGCCGTTAGGACGATCCTGTCCGTACTTAAGAGACTTAAGATCGGTTTGTAGGTCTAATACTCCCATTATTTAATTATTAATATCTTCCTGGTTGAGGGCCTAAGTCTCTGTATTGTCTTCCAGATACAGACTTATAGATATGAGATACTACTCCACCTAAACCAGCTTGGTAATTATTTGGAGCAATTGGATCCATTTCGTCTAATGTTGATGGTGTTTTTACTGTTGTAGCACCACCCATTGCTATACGATTAAAATCTTGAACTCTTACATTAGGATCACCATATGTTGAATATTCATCATGTAATTTACTCAGATCTGGTGCTAATTCCCCTGTATAGTCAGGATAACCCCATCCTTGTTGCCCTGGATTTGCATCAAATCCATTACCTACTAGACTTAATACGCTTGTGTTTAATTGATCAAGTACTGACATAATTAAATTGTTTTATTGTTATCAATAAATATGTACTTAGGCCACTTTATATGACCCTTGCGTTAAAGTTGTACCTACTTTTGTACCATCCATGTTAATGGATGTTTCTTTATTATATAATTTATTTACAGCATCACGTACTTCATTAATAGCTGATACCATTGGTGTTAAGTCCATACCTCCTGCTGTTTTCATACCTTCTTCTCCACCCCCACTAATAGTTTCTCCAATAGTTTTTATAGGTGATGTAATAAAATCTGTAATGCCTTTTATAGCACCTCCTATAACACCTTCTGATTGACTTTCTGAGAAATCACTTAATGCTTCTAGTTTAGATGTATCTATAGCAGACAATGCTGCTGATACTTGAGTTAAAGCTATAGCCATTAATTGAAGTCCAGAAGCTGCTTTAGTAATACCATCAGCAGAGGCTGCTATATCTTGTATCATTTTAGATGGACTACTGCCTCCTAAAAGATTACCAAGTGCTAACATTACACCTCCTGCTCCTAAATACATTATCGCTTCACCTATTGTTTTTAATGCTGGTGCTACGGCATCTAATTTAGTAGCGTCTAATTCACTTAATTGTCTAAATAGTTGGGCTATACCTACTCCTCCTTCTGATACTACTTTTAATCCTTGTCCTAGTATCATCATTGCTGTACCTAAAGCAATCATAGCTACTATACCAGCTCCGAATATAAAAGCTCCAGGTCCCATCATTAACATACCTAAACCAAGTACTGCTGCTCCAAATATTAATAAACCAGCAGCGGCTGCTAATATATTTTCCATTTTTACTTCAGCCATCATATTTAAAGCATAAGCAAATGGAATTAAAGAAGCTCCAAATAAAGCAATAGCTATTGCTCCTTTTATTAAATCACCATAAGATACGCTTGAAGAAAAAGCAGCAATTCCTCTACCTATTCCACCTAAAGTATTTTCTATTAATGTACCATTAACTAATTGTAATAACAATAATGCAGGAACACCAAGAGCAAATGCTGTTAGAGCAATTCCTCCAAATAATAATTTAACTAAAGCTCCTGCTGTTACATTTTTTCCAAAATCCGCAATTCCATAAGCAATACCATACATTGCTTCTTGGAATTTTTCCCCATTAACTTGCTCAACAGCTTTAATACCAAGAACACCAGGTGCAAAAAGTAGTAATCCTATAGAAGCAGGAATTAATGTTAATGCTCCTTTTAATACACTTCCCTCTCCAAATGCTTTAATACCTTCAGCAATATTTTGCATTTTGGTTTTAAACTTAGAACCATCACTACCTGCTTCTGACTTACCGGCCGCTGAACTTGCTGTTTCAGCTCCTTTAGTTCCTGCTTCAGCTGCTGTTTTAGTTTTATCTGCTGCTCCTCCTAATCCTCCTTTAAAACCTTCTTTTACTGATTTAAAGAAACCTTTTATTCCACCTCCACCTTCAGGTGAAAATGCATTTTTAATACCATCTTTTAATCCAGACCATCTTTTAATCCAGATAATCCTCCCATAAGGCCTTTAAAGCCTTCTTTTGCTCCTGAAAATATTCCTCCTAGGTTAGATGCTATGCTTTTAAATCCTTCTGCTATTTTAGGAAGATAATTTAATGCTACAATTCCAACTAATGGATAAAATATATACCATTTACTTGTTAAACTAGTAATAAACCCAACAGCATCTGCTAATCCATCTAAAAACATTCCTAAAGGACCATCTATTAAATTAGCAAATACTGTTTGCAATTTTGTCATTGCATCAGCAAACTTATCTTGAGCTGTTCGTTGCTGTTCTTGATATTGAATAAATTCAGCAGCAGACATATTTCTGCGCTTCATTTCATCTAATTGTTCTTTATTAAGAGTAGCTGCTTCTTCTCCATATTTTGCTACAGCCTCTTGTTTCATTAACATATCAGACATTTCGTCTCTACTCATACCAAAAGCTTCTGCTAATGATTGTTGAGCGAGAACGTTCATGTTCTGGTAGTCGTTTAATGTGCCTACTTGTTCTCCTATTTCTTTTGTTAATGTTGCTTGATCACCTGCTAAAGCTGCTGCTCTAGCTCTTTCTAAGTTTAACTGCTTACCAGTCATTAACTCAGCTTTTAATTCACTTTCTATAGATGATTCAAAGTTAAGTAATGATTCTCCTGTTTTATTTACTTGTTCTAAAGTAAGTCCTAATTTTTTAGCTTCAACAACAGTAGCAGCTATGGCTTTTGGATTGCCTTGAAATTTAATTAATGTACCAGCACTCAATTTAGAAATATCCTGCATCACTTCTTTCATAGAGAAGTGAGTGTCTGTAGCTAACATAGCATTAAATGCTCCTTCTCTTATACCATCAGTATAAGCTTCAGTTGATACTCCTGCTGCTGCAGATGCTTGAGCAAGTCTCCCTGCTTCATCTGCTGATAATCCAGTTAATTCGGTTAATTTAGAGAATGTAGCTAATTCTTCATTACTAAATTTAACTGCTATTCCTAATTGTTGGGATAATTCGCTTTGAGCTTTTAATAATCTATCTGTATTGATGAATGAGTCTCCACTTTCACGAGCAAATGTAGCCATTTCCTTTCTCATCCCCATAGCTTCTGACTTGCTAACACCTAAAGATTTACCTAATTGTGTTATTTGTTCATCTGCTTTTAAACCTAATTTTACAAGAGTTGTAAGTACTATAACAGGATCTGTTAATTTTTCTTTTAATCCACTAAATGCCGTTGAAAGACCTTTTCCAGCTATTTTTAATTTAGCACTAGCGCTAGTTATATCTATACCATTTTCCTGTAATTCTTTAGCATATTCCCTCATTTCTGAGGTTGCTTCTTCTGCATTTACAAAGTCTCCAACTCCTGGTATTTTACTAAGTGCTTTTAAAGCAGTTCCGGTAGCCCCTACTGCTTTATTAAGTTGTTTTTCCTTTTCTATTCTTTGGTCTATCAGTCCTAATAACTTATTAATATAATTACCTTCATCATTAGTAAGTTGACCGTTTTCTTTTATTAATCCTTGTAATTCTAAAAGTTGAGATGCTTCTTTAGCTAGATTTTTATTTTTATCTTGTTGAGATATTGCTATTAATCTTTCTTGACTAATATTCTTAAATTTATCTTGTAGCTCTTGTTTTCTAATTTTAAGATTATCTACTTCAATTTTAGCTTTTTCTTGAAGTTTTTCTAAATCTTTTTTAGATAAATCTGAATATCCTTTAGCGTCATCTTTTAGCTTATCTGCTAATCCTCCTAATGTTTTAAAGCTAGCATTAATTCTACTAGAAGTACTGTCCCATTTGCGTAAATCATCTAAAACATTTTTAAATTGAGAACTTAAATCATCAAAGTCACTGTTGATTTTATCAAAATGAACATGAGCGTTTTCTAATTCTCTATTAAATTCAGTGGTGCTATTTTTTATAGCATCCATTCTGTCTTTTAATTCTTTAGCACTTAGACCAGAAGCCCTTAAATATTTTTCAATTTGTTCTAAATCTTTTGGATTTAAATTGTCTGCCATAATACAGTATTATGCATATAAATATTAAAAGCGCCTATTTTTTAGGCGCTTTAGTTGTATAAGTGGGTGTTCTAGATATATTAGGACGAGCTAATTCTCCTTTTTTACCACCACCATTTTTTAATTGTTTTTGGTGTTTTTCAGCTTCTTCTGCTTCTTTATCATAGAACTCTTTAATCATATTGAATGTAGTTTTACGTAGCCATATTGGCATGTTGTAAACCGTATCCCAATCATATCCACCTTTTCCATGAAATACTATCTCATGTATTTGTTTGAATATATAAATTCTATATTCCGGCGTCAGGCCAAAAAAAGTTAACAGAAACTGGAACTGTTATACCCTCCCCTGTATAATCTGAATCTTCTGGGTAGTATTTTAATTCAACATCAGGGGATATATTTGTATAATATTCACGTAATGCTCTTGCTTCCATTGCTAATAGATAATTATCAACAAAGTCACGTATAGATTTTTGTTCACGATCTCCATTCACAGAAGTAATAATATGTTTTAATCTAGTAGTTACATCTGTTGTAGCATTTGGATTGATTTTTTGCAATCCTTTAATTTCGTTATCTATTTTTTTTTCATCACCATGTGTTAACAATTTGAATGTTACCACATTACCTGATTTAGGTAAGCTAAATGTAAATTCATTAATACCTTTTTTAAGTAAAGATTCATCTAATGGTTTTTCATTTAATTTAGATAAATCTACAGTAGCTTCAATCTCTTGGCCATTGGAGTTGTATTTAAATTGATAATCTTTACCATATCCTAATACACGAGCAGCAACTAGAATTGCGTTTTTATCTCCTACTAATAGTTCATCATAATTGATTGGAGTAACAATTAGTGACTGGAGTAATTTATCAATTACTACGCCTTGTCTAATATAATTAGCATTAGTAAGAATATCTTCTTCCTTAGCTGTCATATACTTCATTTCAATTTCACCTTTAGCAAGTGGTGAGTCTTTAGAATACAATAAACCTTTTGAGGGTAATGTAACTTTTTCTGTCGGTAACTTTAATTCAGCCATAAACGTATTTTATTTATTTTTGTTCGTATATAAATATATGCAAAAAGAAAGCACTTGCCAAAAAGGCAAATGCTTCTTAAAGAAAGAAATATGAAGAGTGATTAGAAGTTCAATACACAATAATCCATAGCGATTGTTACGCTAAGAGCAATTGCGGCATCTCCAGAAGCCCAATCGTAATCACCGAAACTAGCGGTTTTACAATAAGCACCTTTAATAACCCACTCACTTACGATATCACCTACAGGACCTAATACGTTCAAAGTTATATCTTTCTTATAAAAGTCAGAATAACCATCACGGCCTGTTACTGATTCGTGTGCTAAACGAGCCCATTCCATTACTGATTGTGCACCAGAAGGAGTGATTGGATCGTATAATTCTAAGGTCATATCAGCCCATTTTACCTTACCTTTTACTTTACGGTAAACGTTGATATGATCTAATACGATTTCACCAGCATCAAATTCAGGAGCTTTTGCTTTCTTAATTAAATATGCTGGGATGCCGTCTATATACATGATAAAGCGATTGGCCACTTTGGGTTCAAACGCTGTGAACATTATTTCATTTGGATCTAATACTGCCATTTTATGTTAATTTTTTATTTTGTTATCAATAAATATTAGGAACTACATCCCCTTATGCAGGGAATGTAGCACCAGTTGGAAGAATATTGAAGTTTAAGATTACGAATTCAGCAGTCTTAGTTGGTTGAATATAAATTTGACCTACTAATTGATTACGATCTACAATATCAGGAGTGTTGTTTGTAGCATCCATAATTACTTTGTATGCATATAAACCTTGACGTTGTACTACTGAGCTTAAGTATGGGTTAACTTGAGCTAAGAAACGATTACGTGTAGCTGTTGTATTTTGTTCGAATACTAATGTACGAGCAACACCACCAATAAATCCTTTTAATGCGATCAATAAACGACGAACGTTTAAACGATCAAGAGCACTTGGTTTTTTCTGTAATGTTTTCTGACCCCAAACACATACTCCTACTCCAGGAAATGTAGCTATTGGATTTATTCTACCGCTATATAAAGTATCACGATCTGTTTGTTGTACTCTACGTTCTGCATTTACTACTGATGGAATACCACCACGGTTAAGACCTGCTGGTGCGAACCATTCAGCTGTAGTTGAGTCATTATATGCTAATACACCACCAATTACTGTTGATGGAGGACACCATACTGATTTTCCTAATCCTGCTGAGTATAATGAAACCCAAGGATAATATGTTGCTGCATAATTGCTTGTATAGTTAGCAGCATTAGATACAGCTGAAGCAATTGAAGTACCGTATACTCCAGCGTCAGCTATAAAAACAGCATCCCCTCTATTTTCAACAGTTGTGATAGCTTGATTAGCAGCAGTGGTTGCATCTAATCCAACACCAGGAGCTAATAATACATTAAATTGAAAGTTATCTTTATCTGTTAAGAAACGGAAAGCATTTACATAATCAGCTTGAGCAAATCCTTGAAAATTTGTTACACTAGCTGATTCATACATATTTTTAGTTACATTTGTATCAGCAACACCACCGTTAAAGGCACCACCTATTGAACCACTACCTATAGCGGGCATTAAAGCAGCATAAGAAGATGATTTAAAAGTACCGTTATTGTCAAGTGAATCAACCATTGGGTAGATATTTCTTGCACGAACATAGGCAGATTTATTACTATAATCTCCGTTATATGTTATAGTACCTGTAGACACATCAGGAGTTGGTTTAATATCACCAATAACACGACCAATATAATTAGGTAATTGAGGATCTAAACTCATATTAGACCATGTTTCTAACACATTCTTTTGAGAGTTAGTATCATCACCTCTTCTAATTAAAAGAGTAAATATACCACTACCAGTATCAGAATAAGCAACTTCCCAACGAATATTTTGAGCAGTACCTAAATCTAAGGCACCACTTGTTTGGCTACCTGAGTTATTCATAATATTACCCCAAGCTAATGTCTCAAGAGTAAATGAATTTGAAGGAGCATTACTAGCAGTAACAGAAGCACTAGCATAAGTGCTAACATTAGCACTACCACTGATAATTCTAGTTACTAACATTGTTTGACCACCATTAGCAAAATAATCTTTTGCTGCTAATGAAGTCCAATATTCATAATAGTAAGAACCACTTTTAAATGTTTCACCATATAACGTTTTAAATTGATTATAGTTGGTGACATACGTTGGTACAAATGGAACGCCTAATACTGTAGGACCCACAAGAGCAGCACCTACTACTTGTGGCGTAGCAGTGTAGAAACTTTGATCAGTTTCTTGCTGGAATACACCTGGGGAAATAATTACTTCTGCCATTTTATTTATTTGTTTAATTTGGTTTATTTATCTAGTAATAAATATTAACAAAACCATACAAAACGCAAAAGTAGGAATAAACTACAATGAAACTATTTCACCTGTTTGGGGGTCTATGCTGCCGTTTCCGTATTTTTCTTGGAGAGATGCGACTAAATCTTTTTCTTTATTTGTTAATGTTTTAATATCATTAACTATACCTTCTTTTTCAGTTTCTAATAAAGATTTTTGGTGTAATAAACCTTGGATTTGGGCTTCAACATTTCCTAATTCAAAAACAAATTGATTGAATTGTTTTTGTAATTCTTGAATGCTTTGTAATTCTTCTTGCGTTAACTTTTTTGTTTCTGACATAATCTTTATTTTTCCCAGCGTTTATCAGGACAAGCCTCATTGCCAGGTTTTGGTGAAAATATTTTTTTACTTATAGGACAACCACATAAACCACATTTATGATAATCTAACTCTTTTACATATTCCATATTAGGACATTTATTACAAACTGATACTCTGTATCTGGCTAATGTCTGTTGTTCAGGAGTTGGATTATACGAAGCAATCCATGCTTTAGTTATTTCTACTAGTTTTAGCATTAGCCGTTTTTTTAGTAGTTTTAGGTTTGGTTGATTTTGTAGTAGTAGATGTAGGTTGTTGTGTTACTTTCTTTTTAGGTTTAGCTGACATTTTAGGAGTATCTGTATTTACAGGTCCTGTTTCAGCAGGTGTAATTTCTGTTTCCCCTGATGTTTCAAATTTTGGAGGGTTTGGAGTTCCTAGATCAATTTCTCCCCATGAAGTTGGAGGGGTTGTGGGAATAGAAGGTGGGGTTGTTGGGATAGTAGAATCTGTTGTTTTTGTTTTCTTAGTAACATAAACAGCGATACCAACAAGAGCAGCTACGGCAATGATGAAAAATAACATAATTTAATTGTTTTTGTTTGATATAAATATATACAAAAAATAGAGACCAACCAAATTTATTTTTTAAGGTCTGTTATAGTTTGTGTCTTTTATAAACAAAGGAGAATATGTTATTACAAAATCATCTATAACAGAATCATCAGATCCCCAAGCCTCAATTAACTGTAGCTTCTGTAGCATTTCTCATAAGATTTGGAACATTCCAAACAATAGCATTTGTCTTTTTTTCTTGAAGTTCTCCAAAGTTGATTTCTTGTATTCTTAAGTAATTCATATATAATATGGTTTTTAATATAAGGCAAAATACCAACCAGTAGTTACACCGGTAGTAGTACTAAGTGCAACAGAGGTTGGCATAGTTAATTGTGTAGCTAAGATATTGTAAAGTCTTCCTCCTGTAAAATCAAATGATTGAACAGTGGCTGCAGCAATTGCTACGTTTCCTACTGCAGGAGAGGGTGAGGGTTGACCTGTGGCATTTAATACAGCTCCTATAAAGTAGGATCCTTTTGATGCTGAGTATGGGGTGGTGAAGGACTGAGTCCCCCAGGTATTAGCAGAAAATGTTTTCCATATATTACCATTATTTGAACTACTAACAGCTATATTTATCGTTCCTCCTGATACAGAGTATAATCCTACACCATTGTAATTATTAGCTGTGTAAGCCCCTGGTACTGCTGTTTGTAGCCATCTAACTCCTGCTATAACTGAATCTGCAGGGACATATACAGGAATTAACCAGAGTCTTTGGTTAGTCATACCGGTAGAAGCACCGACAGCAGTTAGATTTATACCTAATGGATATCCTTTTATAGCACTACCTAGACTATTATAACCTAATACAGTAGCATCACTAGTTAATCTACCGTTGAGCTGTGTTTGGAGATTTGATGTGGATCCACTTAAATACCCAATTTCAGTTGGTGTTGCATTATTAATATCACCTGTTGTTGAGATTGATCCTGTTACGCTAAGTGATCCTGTTATTATAGCACTACCTGTATAAGGGAATGTAATACTAGA